CTGTCCTGTAGACTTAGTAAAGACCCCTCAACCAAAAGGCCCACCAAATGAGTAAAGAACGCTTATCACCACAAGACCTAGACGCTAGATTAAAGTTTATTTTAGGAATCACACTAGGAACAATTCTTCTATGCACATCATTAGGCATTCTTTACGGCCTCCTATTTGTGACACAGCCAATAGGTGCTCAGTCTGAGAACGACAAGATGTTCTTTAACGTTCTAGGAAGCGTAGCAACGTTTATCACAGGTACCCTGGCTGGTCTTCTTATTGGTCAGAGCGGTGCCAAAGATGTCATGAAAGCAGTTCAAGACAATAAAGAAATTGATGCCAAGAATACAAGAGAAGACAAGAAATTAGAAGCAGAGATTGATGCTACAGCAGCACGTCTAGCAGCAAAGCCAGATGGCGCAATGCCAGAGGAACAGCCTGTTGATACAGATTGGGACAAAGACTAATGGCAGACCAAGGAACAGCAGCACGCCTTATTGAAGTTGCTAAAGCAGAAATTGGCGTTATCGAAGGACCAAAAGATAATGAGACTAAGTACGGTGCTTATACTAAAGCCAACTTCCAACCATGGTGTGGTTCTTTTGTTATGTGGTGTGGCAACGAGGCTGGAGTAAAGATTCCTAACACTGTATACACACCAAGTGGAGCAGCGGCATTTAAGAAGGCTGGTGCATGGATTGACGGAGATGTTGCAGACCCAGAACCAGGAGATATAGCCTATTTTGATTTCCCATCAGATGGCGTCGATAGGATTTCTCACGTAGGTATTGTTATTAAAGACAATGAAGATGGCACTGTTTGGTGTATCGAAGGCAACACATCTTCTAAGAAGTCTGGAAGTCAAAGAAATGGTGGAGAGGTCTGCAAACAACTTCGGGCCTATAAGAAGAACAAGGCTAACGTAATGATTTCAATTGTTGGTTTTGGTCGTCCAAAGTTTAAAAAGACAGCAGAAAAAACTGAATCTTCTACCAAGTGTCCTACTTGCGGTAAGTAACAATGACTCTTCCTACCAAGAAGAAAAAAATAATAGCCCGTATTTAAGGTTTAGTTGCCGCTAACCGTTTTCCACACGAAGCACACATTGTGTAGGTATATCCTGTAAATGGACAGGCTATGGCTTCTTTAACTCTGTGTCTACAAAAAGTCTGTTTTATAAGTTGTTTGAACATGGGTTGACCATAACATACTCGTTTTTATAGGGCAAACTAGTAGGGTGACTGTTACAAGTGCTAAGGTAAGCCTAAAAGTAAACGACCGTTGTGACAAATGCGGTGCTCAGGCAATGATTCGTGCTACTTTACTTACTGGAGAGTTGTACTTCTGTGGGCACCACGCTCGTCAGATTGCAACTCCTCTTGTACTTAAATCAATTGAAGTCTATGACCCACAAGGTGTGTTTAATTATGGAAAACAATAGATATGTGCTTGGTCAGGGGATTTTTGGAGGAATTAAGGGAAGTTATGGTAGATATAGCGTGGGACCTCGTGTGAACAGTCTTTCAACACAGTTTAATGATTACATGGATACTGTAGAAGAAAGTAAACGTCGTCGTTTCAAGAGAAAAAAAGAATCAGGTTATTCAGGCGCAGGTTTCTGGTTTGGTCTTTACCCAAACATGGTTGCAGGTATGGGCTCAGGAACAGGTGTGATGAATCCTGACCAAGTCCCTGCAGATGCTGGTTCTGGACAAACTGCTGCAACAACAGATGGTATGGGAATGGGTGGAACATCTTTTAATGGCGCTGGTGGTGTTAGTTAATGGATGAAGTATTTGGTTCTCCTAAAATGCAACGACAAACATTACGTGTTAATCAACGTCGTGGAATTAAACAACACTTTGGGTACAACACTAATTTAGGTTACAAATCAAAAGCAGAACCAAGTGTTGTTTCTTGGAACAATCGTGGTCGTGGTGTACAGGGTGAATCTGTTAACTCACACAATCCTGCTGCGTCTAAATTTATAGTGCGAAGAAATTGGAAACCAGTATAATTTAAGTCTTGAGGGGTACAAGATAAAAGATTCCGAGGGGTTTCTTGAAATTGCTGCGTGCATCCGCAGAACAATATGGTTTCTTTAGTCGTTTAAACTTTTTACTAGGAGCAGGATTTATTTATCTGCTTCTTTCGATTCTTCCTGCTTATGCAGAGGAAACAACTTCTGCACCACCTGCGCCACAAGAAACAACAGCGCCAACCCCAGAGCCCACACAAAGTCCAACGTCATCTACTTCTTCTCCTGAACCTTCTCCAACGCCAACAGCCGAACCTTCACCGAGCGAAGCATCACCTTCACCAACACAAAGTCCAGAGCCAAGCCCAACCCCAACCCCAACAGAAACCACAGCGCCTGAGACATCTCCTACTCCTTCCACATCCACTTCGACTGAGCCCGCTCCAAGTCCAACTCCAACGCCAGAATCTTCGCCTGCTTCCACTTCAACTCCGACTCCAACTCCTGAACCTTCTCCAACTCCAACCGCGACCTCGACTCCAGCGCCAACACCCGCTCCATCTTCTGAGCCGAGTCCAACTCAATCACCGACTCCAGAGCCTTCACCTTCCGCTTCAGTGGCTCCGACGCCCATATCCAGCCCAGAACAATCCCCGTCCCCAAGCAATACAACACAAACGCCGACTGCCACCACACCTGAAACACCTACAGTCACCTCCGTACAAGCAAAAATTGAGACGGCAACTGTAACGCTAAATGCTGCAATTGAATCGTCAACTGTCACACAACAAGCGGCTGCTGCTACTCAAATAACTGAGGCTCAAACTGCTATCACTGTGGCAGAGAGCGCCACGGTCACTGCTGTTGCTGCGCAGGCTACTGTTAATGCTCTTTTAGATGCGCCAGAAAACACAAAAGTGTACACAACTGATGGTTATGTGGCTCCCGTTGCTCCGCAAACACCCACAGTTACAACAACAACTTTGCCTGTGATGTACGACGCATCAACTAAAATTCAAACTCCTTTTGATATAAAAATGGGTGATGTGGTATACAACGGTCAGGGTGCAGATAGCCAAATTTATGTAACTTCAAAGGCAACTATTACCTTTGGCACTGGAAACCATATCTGGTGGGATTTCCCTGCTGGACCAAGCATTTCAGTATTTGCCAGCGACTATATGAATGCTGGTCAAGGCACATCTACTGTAGTAACTACCACAGATACAACTTTAGAAGTTGATTGGAACCTTAAAAAGTTTGGTGACAACAACAGCCCTATAACTAACATTAATTGGAAAATGACTGTCAACCCTACAACTGGGGAATGGACTGGTATAGGAACTGTTGCTGGCAATACTACTAATCTTTGGTATCCGCAACGCACTGGTGTTAGAGAAACTGCAGGCGAGCCTATAAAACCAATGACAAATGTAACTAATGAGACCATTGCTGCGGCTCAAGAAACAGCGGCAACAAAACTTGCTACCGCAAATGCTTTAGCAAATACTGCAGTAGAAAAAGTAGAAACCGCTGTTACAGTTCTTCAAACTCCGATTCCTCAAACTCCGCCGACTCCAACACCTGAGCCAACTCCCGCACCGCAGCCAGAGCCAACACCACAACCACAGCCAGAGACGCAACCACAGCCAACACCACAACCCGAACCTTCACCTGAACCTCCTACAAATCCGTCAACCGACCCTGCGCCAACCAATCCAACTCCTGAGCCCACGGTTCCAGGACCTCAACCTGAGCCTCAACCTCAACCAGAGCCTGTTGTACCGCAACCCGAACCAGAGCCTGAGCCTCCTGTGACGGAAGAGGATGACCCTGAAGAACCTGAAGTTGCTCCAGAGAATCCTGAAGAGTCTTCTGAAGAGGAAACAGAAAGTCAGGAAGAGGCTCCAGAGGATTCTCCTGAAGATGACACTCCCGAAGACACTCAAGACGATTCAGAGAGTCCTCAAGACACTCCTGAATCTTCCGATAATCAACAGCCAGACTCATCAGAAGACCCTACAGACTCAGAAACAGAACCGACCCCAACAGAAGAAGAGACACAGCCCATATCGCCTGAAGAAGGCGACGAAACTGACGAGTCTTCTGTCGAACCCCAACCTGAAGAATCAGAAGAGCCAGAAACAGACAACCAAGAGCAATATAATCAGTCGGAAGAAACACAAGATACTCCTATCGTTGAACCAAGTAACCCAGAGCCTACACCAGAAACAGTTATCTCCGACGCACTTTCTGACGGTCAATTAACAACCGAAGAAAAAGAAGTCATAGTTACTGCTTTGGTCGCTAGTCTAGCACCAGGTGAGGCTATCTCTAGCGAAACTTTAATAGAGGCTGGAATTACTTATGAAGACTTACCTCCACAAACACCTGTTGACGTTAGAACCGATGAGAACGGTAATGCAGTTATTATTACTGCAGAAGTTGCAGCCGCCCTTGAACTAATCGAAAATCCATCTGAATTAATTGGCGAATTATTTACTGACCCAGGTCAAGTTCTTCTTGCACTGGGAAGTATCGGTGCAGATATGTCAGAAGAAGAACGAGAAGAAGCAACAAAGATGGTCGTAGCAACTGTAGTCGCTGCAGGTGCTGCTATTAATGCTGCAACAACCGCAGCAGCCGCAGCAGCCGCTGCTGCAACAACAACGGGAGGGTCAACTGGAGGCAGTAGTTCAGGTGGCGGAGCGCCAACTGGAGATAGCAAGGCAGTTAGGAGACGCCGCAAATGATAAAGTTCCTTAAAGATATGCTAGACCAACTTTGGACACTTTTGGGTATGTTTATTGCTTGGATTGTGCTCGATGGAAGTGCAAAAGACGTGGTTGGTTGGGCAACAATCGGAACTCTCGTTGCATGGATTGCAACGTATCCCCTGCGCAACCGCGAAGATTAAGAGATTATTTACCTTGAGAAGGGCATCTCATTTAGGAGATATATGGATAAGAAAGCACTAGAAGCAGCAGCAGCCACGTACTTACGTGCCGCTGCAGCAGCAGTTGCCGCTCTGTACATGAGCGGTATCACAGACCCAAAGACTTTGCTCAATGCATTTATTGCAGGTCTTCTCGGCCCATTGGCTAAAGCACTAAATCCAAAAGACCCGTCATACGGGTTCGGCAAGAAGAAATAACACTGAGGTAGATAGATGGCGCTTGAGGCAATTGCTGGTGTAGTAATTCTTTTTGCATCAGTCTTTACAGCCTTGGGCGTCATCTTTCGCCCAGGCTACATAAGGATTAAAGAATTAGGAGAATGGTTCGACCATTTTAAGAGAGATTGGATGGGCGAAGAAGAGGCTCCTGGTAGAGACGCTGTTCCTGGGGTTATGGAGAGGCTAAATAAACTCGATGGCGAATTAAGCCAGAATAGTGGGAAGTCTACAAAAGACGTAGTCAACAAAATGCTCTATAAACAAGAAAAGATGGAAGAGAAGGTCGACATAATGCTTGAGGCCTTCGTAGAGATGGGCGAGCGTCTTATCAAGATTGAAGACCACGTAGCCAAAAGCCATCCTGAAGATACCAAATAAACTATCTAACTTTACGAGAAGATTAGGTCATGGTAGATATTCCTTCACGTGATTGGAATCCCTTTCTTTGGGCTGGAAGTAAGTTAAGAACACCAACAAAGCCTGTAAAGAAGACTAACGAAACTGCAGGATTGCGCTCTCAACAAAGTTCAGAGACTCAATCAACTGCAAGTAAGGCTGGTGGAGTTCTTGATGTTCATTTTCAAGGAACATTAACTGCTCCATCTCAAAAGGGTGCGGGACACAAGGCATGGCTTGGACCTGTTGTTCCTCCAAAACCAAAAAGTTTAGAAGGAGTTCCATCTGTACGCAGAGGAAAGAGTGGACTTGAGGCAAACCCTGAATATCGAGAAGTTAAACGTAAGATTCAGCACTTCGAAGAAGCAGTAAACGCTGCAAAGGGTAACCCTCATCGTATTGAATTTACGGGTGGAATATAATGCCAGCCTTCTTAAATAAAGACGATATGTCATACGAACACTTTAATATTGGTTCTGACTCTCAAGTTTCTCCTTTAACAGAAAAGGACAGAGATATCATTCGGTTTTCTGCTCGTAAATTTAAGAGCGTAATCGACAGAGACACCGCTATTAATACAAAGTTTGGATTAAGTTCTGTAGACTACTTTAGAAAGTTAGAGGCGGTTAAAGACCATCCACATTTGAGTAAACGAGTACGTGGAAGAGTCGGAGAACTATTCTCTACTCCTGGTCCCATGACTGGAGGCACTCCTATCATGGACAGCAAACAATTCTCACATGGAGTGAACTGGTAATGGCAAAAAAAGTGGAAGCATGGCAACGTAAAGAAGGTAAGAACCCTAAAGGTGGCCTCAATGAAAAGGGCCGTAAGTCATACGAACGAGCAAACCCTGGTTCTGACCTCAAACCTCCTGTAAAGCGTGAACAGGCAAAGAAGTCCAAGAAGTCTGCTGCGCGACGTAAATCATTCTGCGCTAGGATGGAAGGCATGAAGAGAAAGAACACCTCTTCAAAGACTGCTAGAGACCCTAACAGTCGGATTAATAAATCACTACGAGCATGGGACTGTTAAATGTTTACAAAACTACTTATTAAACTTGGCTTAAAGAAAGACCCAAAAGCAATTGTTGCAAATCTATTGAAAGAACTTGATGCAATAGAATCTGTAAAGGTAATTCCAGCAAAAAAGAAGGCTACAGCAAAGAAGACGGCTCCTGCCAAAAAGAAGACGGCAAAGAAGGCTAAATAATGAAATGCGCTAACTGCGATTCTGGTGCTCTTTTTGTCTATCAAATAACGGCAGAAAAAGAGATACTGTATTGCGGTAAGCATTTACCAAAGTTCTTAGAGTCCCGCAGGCGTGCAGGAAACTTAAAGACTACTGATGCCTTCGCTGAGGAACGAAAAACAGCCTTAGAAACTGTCGCATCTCCTGCAGAACCTGCAGCCCCTAAAAAGCGCAAGAAGAAGGCAGCAGAAAATAATGAAGGTAATTCGTAAGTTCGCAGTACAAGGACATGCTGTACCATCATCCTCACACAGTCCAAGAGGACCGTTTCCACCTGAAGTCCTAGCAGGACCTCAGAGAAGTTACGGCGATGACCATTCGGATTCCTTACATCCAGCACTAGACGAAGTACGCTTCTTCAAATGTCGCGACTGCGAAGAGGTGCTTTTTGAGACTGAACTAGACAACCACACATGTGAGGAAGAAGAATAATGGCCGTAAATAACAATGGGAATCTACTTGATTCCGCAGGAAACGTATGCGTCGACAGAGTTTGGGGCAATATGCCTATGCAGCCAAACGATGAGCGCGACGAAGCAGTTCAAGGAGACTTGAGCGCAACTCTTAATGACCATGTCATTGCTTATGCAGGATGGAATGGTTATCCACTTTATACACCAAACGATGATGGAGCAGGCGTTGGATATGTAAACGTCCCATCTGTTATTGGTGTAGTTACAGCAACCGCTGTAGATACTCTTGATGATGCTGGTCTTACAGTTACTACAGCATCTGCTGCAACTAACTCTGCAAAGACAATTACAGCAGTATCTCGTACAACTGGTTCAACAACTATCCGTTTTACTGCATCAACACACGGATATTCACTTAACCAGAAAGTAACTGTTTCTGGTCTTGACTCCGAGTTCAATGCTACTTGGACGATTGTTAACGTTCCAAACGGAAACGCGTTTGACGTTACAGGAACTTCAACAGCATCTTATGGTGCATCAGGACTTTCTGGTTCTGTAGTTGCAGTATCTGGAACAATCAAGACACAGTCTGTTGCTGCTGGTGGAGCAACGATTGCAGTAGGACAAGCAGTAACTATTACACCTTGGGCCACAGCCTCTTAATATAAATGGCTCGTATCAGAGGAGGAGGCGCAGCGGGTAAACGCCCTGCTGCCCTCCCTTCTGCTCAAGAATTGCTAGGCGCAATTGGAAAGCCATATGGCTTTGGTCCAAAACAAACATCAGGAATGATGAAAGCATTATCTACAGAGGGCGGATTTCAAAGCCCATTTGCTGCACTGCCTACAGCAGCGTCTACTGGTGAGTTTTTTGAAACAATCTCTTTATTAAACGCAACCGATACTATGCGTTATTACAATCCACAAAGCCCTGATGAAGTTGCATATCGCAATCAGGCTGGTGAAGCAGTGTTTCCTACTCTAGGTGAAGACGTTTACTACGTAGACGCGCAAGGTAACTTTGTTGACCGTTCTGCTGGTCGCAAATATTACGATGAAGACTTAGATACTGGTGAAGTTGTTATCCCTGGTGAAAAAGGACCTCAATTTGGTGAGTCGGATGCTCCTGCTCCTCTTTCTCTTGTACCAACCTCTTCAAGTAACCCAGACCGTCCTCGCACAGTTGCGGCTGGATATGACCGTAATCGTTCAGTGTTGACTGTTGTATTTCGTGATGGAACGTATTACAACTACTATGAAGTAAACACTAATGAATGGCAAGACTTTAAAAAACGAGTGTCTAAAGGACAATACATCTATAAGTATTTAGACTACAAACCTCGTGGTGCAGCCAATGTAAATAGCCTTCCTTCGTATGCACGCACGGCTCTGTACAAACTTACTAGAACGTTGCAATTACAAAGAAGTGCAAAACAGTACGATAGGCTTGCCAAAAGTAATACTCCTAAAGCACCAAAGGCAAACAAACCAAGAAAGAGATAAATGCCCAAGGCTCACAATATCGGACCACTATTTGTACAAATAACCAAGTTCCCCTATGAATGGGACGGTAAGTTTGTAGTCAGAGGGTGGACTCAAGAGATTGAAGAGCCGTATAGAACGGCTAATCCATTTATATTTAGACTGCCCAATTATAAGGCTATGGTTTTTGGACTATGGACTGGTGCAAAAGACGAAGAGGATGCGTTAAACTCAGCGCTAGAAAGGCGGGATGTAACTTACGATGATTTTACGGAAAAAGCGGGCTGGACACCAGCCCCAGACTCGGATAGAGAAACGGGTAGCGACGATTTCCACCCCAGACTTGATAACTTGGATGGAACAGTCGATGTTCATAATTGGGAAACACATAACAGTATGGCAGAGACAACAGAGCGAGGCTGACCTTGATGAAGTTCTTATGGGTGCAGAAGCATTTCATGCAATTGCCAAAGAATTAAAACGACGCTCTAACCCTGTGCTATGATTTCTATGCTTCGCCTCTCTACAGGTCTAGCGTTGACCCACCCAAAAGGTGGGTCACGCTGTTTAATGGGTGCATATGGAAGAAGATAAGTTTGAAGAAATAAATCCTGAATTCTATCTTCAGGATGAACAACCTGTTGAAGAAGATGTAGAGGAACCTCTTGATGAGTTATCCCAACAGTTTGTAGACAAACTCATTGACAAGATGCTTGAGTTTCTTAAAGTACTTGTTGGGCATGACCTGCACCCTTATCAAAAGCCTCTTGCTCGTCGCATTATGGAATCAGTTATCATTAATGATGGCGAAGAAATAACAGCGTTAGCATCGCGTCAGTCAGGTAAGTCAGAGACGGTTGCAGACACGGTGGCTACTATGATGATTCTTCTTCCACGCCTTGCAAAGTTGTATCCAGACCTTCTTGGAAAATTTAAAGATGGAATTTGGGTTGGATTGTTTGCACCAACCGAAGCACAGGCTGAGACTCTCTTTGGTCGCACTGTTACTCGTTTAAGTTCAGAGCGTGCTGTTGAAATCATGGATGACCCAGAAATTGACGACACAGCCGCACGCGTAGGCGGGGTAACACGTCAGATTCGTTTAAAGAAATCTGGTTCTACTATCACAATGATGACCGCTAACCCAAGAGCAAAGATTGAGTCTAAGTCATTCCATCTTGTAATCATTGATGAGTGTCAAGAAGCAGATGACTTTGTTGTGTCGAAGTCCATCTCTCCTATGTTGGCTTACTATGCAGGAACAATGGTTAAAACGGGAACGCCAACAACAAGTAAGAATAACTTCTATCGTGCTATACAGTTAAACCGTAGACGACAAACAGGACGCGCTGCAAGGCAAAACCACTTTCAATGGGATTGGAAAGACGTTGCTAAATTCAACCCAAATTATGAAAAGTTTATTCGTAAAGAAATGCTGCGTATTGGGGAAGACTCTGATGAATTTCAAATGTCATATAATTGCAAATGGTTGCTAGAACGAGGAATGTTTGTTACGTCATCTATAATGGACGAACTAGGTGACACTTCACAAGAGTTAGTTAAGTCTTGGCACAAGACTCCTGTTGTTGTTGGAGTTGACCCTGCACGTAAGACTGACTCAACAGTTGTTACGATTGTGTGGGTTGATTGGGATAGACCTGATGAGTTCGGATACTTTGACCATCGCATTCTCAATTGGTTAGAGATGCAGGGAGATGATTGGGAAGAGCAGTACTATCAAATAGTTAACTTCCTTGAGAACTACGACGTACTTGCTGTTGGTGTTGATGCTAACGGTGTAGGTGATGCAGTCGCACAACGACTTAAGTTACTCTTACCAAGAGCAGAGGTTATGTCCTTGACATCTAGCCCATCAGAACAGTCGAAGCGTTGGAAACACCTACAAGCACTACTCCAACGCAAAATGATTTCTTGGCCTGCCCATGCTAAAACTAGGCGCCTAAGAACATGGAAACGGTTCTATCAACAGATGGTTGACGCAGAGGTTCAGTACAAAGGTCCTAACTTCCTTGTAGCCGCTCCTGATGAGTCTTACGCACACGATGACTTTGTAGACTCCCTTGCTATAGCCTGTTCCTTAACTCAGGACCTCGTTATGCCAGAAGTTGTGGCTTCAAGTAATCCTTTCTTTGGTTAGCCACACAAAGTATCAAAAAGGGTGGAAACTATTACCAGGTATACCTAAACCTAGAAACAAGGAGTCTCCAATGGCTATTTCACCAGCACCTCGCTTTCCAGAGCGTGCACCTAATGTCTACGAACGCAAGATGAGCGACAACCCAGTACGCCGTGGACCACTACGCTTTGAAGAAGGCGTTGCAACAGATACCGATGTTCCAACTGATTTCCAAAAGGGAATGGCACAGGGTTCCGCTGTAGCAGCAGGTCGTCCAAATCGTAATGCACCTGTATGGCAGAAGCCTGCCGCTGAAACTCTTTCAGAGCGTGCACATGTCGGTTCCGCTGCTTGGATTGAAGCACCTACAATGTTAGGTGAGTTTGCGCATGGCACATACACAGACCGTGCAGAGCAGACAATTGAGACTGTTGTACGTTCAGGTGGACGTCAACAGCGCCCAGCACCAACAGTCGTAAACGACTAATTAATTTAGCAACCTGACCCCGCTCATACGGTAGTGTATGGGCGGGAACAGGCTATCTGGAGGAGTTCAGTGAGAAAACCCGCTAATCCAAAACTGTATGCAATGTTTGTTGCACAGGCAAAGGCTAAGTATTCAACATGGCCTAATCCTGGTGCAAGTGCATGGGTTGCTAAAAAGTATCAACAAGCAGGCGGTCAATACGTAGAAACAACTGAAGCAGACCGTCGTAAAAAAATGGCAATAAAGAAACAACAGCATGAACAAGAAAAGAAACGTTCTGTAAAAAAAGATAATAAAAAATCCGAAAAGGATAAAGGCAAGAAGTAATGTCATTTCTAGATTTCACGCCACCGTCTTATAGAGCGGCGTCATCTGACCTTACGATTTCTATTTCACCTCTTGGTCTTGTAGAACTTGCTGACGAAGAATTTGAGGTTCACGGTCCTCGTCTAAACCGTTATTCGCTCAACTGGGCAATGTACTTAGGGCATCACTGGGGTTATCGTCGTGAACAAGGCGAAATGCAAATTGCCGTTAATTACTATCGCGCTTTCAATGATTATCTTGCAAGGTTTGTCTTTGGTCGTGGAGTTCATTTTCGTTCTCCTAAATCGACTGAAGCAATTATTCCAGACCGCTTAGAGCGCATTTGGGAAATTGACAATGACAAGATGCGTGTTCTACTTGAGATGGGACAGCAGGGCGGTATTACTGGCGATGTTTTTGTAAAAGTAGCATACGAAGAGCCATGGACAGACTCTGCTGGCATGTTCCATCCTGGACGTGTTCGCATTCTTCCTATGAACTCATCTTTCTGCTTCCCTGAATTTCATCCACACGACAGAACACGCCTACTTCGCTTTAAGCAGAAGTATCGTTTCTGGGGAACTTCTCTTGAAGGTACTCGCCAAGTATTTACTTACACTGAAATTTTGACTGACGATGTTATTGAAGAGTACATCAACGATGAACTCATTGATTCACGCCCAAATCCACTAGGACTTATTCCAGTGGTACATATTCCTAACGTTCCTGTTTCAGGTTCACCGTGGGGTCTCTCGGACGCACACGACATCATCACTATCAACCGTGCATATAACGAAATTAGCACTGATGTTGCAGACATCATTAACTATCACGCTTCTCCTGTGACAGTTATCGTTGGTGCTAAAGCCTCTAACCTTGAGAAAGGTGCTAAGAAGGTTTGGGGCGGTCTTCCAAAAGACGCCCAAGTCTTCAATCTTGAAGGTGGCGCATCAGGTATTGATGGCGCTTTGAAATATCTTGAGTTATTAAAACGCTCAATGCACGAAATCATGAACATTCCAGAAACTGCGCTTGGACAAGTCCAGCCAATTTCTAATACATCAGGTGTTGCTCTTTCTATTCAGTATCAGCCACTGATGAATCGCTACTCTCAAAAGGTAGCCCAGTATGGCAAGGGACTAGAGCGAATCAATGAACTTGCACTTCGCACCCTTGCTATCAAGGAACCACAAACATTTTTATATAATCCAAATGAAGATGGGCCAATCAAGGAAGGTCAACTAGACCGTCTTGACCCAAATGACCCACTTTCATATATGAACTATGTACAGTTCCCACCTCCATTACCATTAGACAAACTAATTGTGCTTAACGAAATTCAGACCAAACTTGGTATGGGTCTTGAGTCTAAAGAGGGGGCACTTCGTACTCTTGGTGAAGAATTCCCAGAAGAGAAGTTACAAGAGATTCGTCGTGAACTTGTTGAAGATGCTAAGGCAGACGGAGCCCTCACTCTTGTCCGCGTTCAGATTCAAAAGCAGATTCAAGACATGACAGGTATGATGCCAGGACCTGATGGAACAAGCGCAGTTCCGCTCCAACCTACTGAACTAGGTGATGGAGATATCATGGGAGATGGCGTAGAAGGCGCTCCTTCACCTGAGAATATCGAAAACCCAGTCAATCAAGAGGCTGAGGCTATTAATTCACAGGCAGAAGCCGCTATCCGTGAAACGCTACTAACCCAAGCCTATGGAACAAAGATTCCACAGAGAAGGGCAGTAGATAGAGAATAAGTTTCCAACTATAAAAAGTTTGGAATATATCGAGACAATTGCGTATAAATGTACTGCAATTATCTCATAATAACTAAGGGACACGCCGCAAGGCATACGGACAACGACATAAGAAAGATAAGTGACTACTATGGAAAACGCAGTAGACGAAACAAATATTACTGAGATGCAAATCCCAGTAGATGTACAAATGAGTGGAGATATGCCTACCTATTCTGCTGATGACATTGCGAAAGCACGTGAGCAGGAAAAGGCAAAACTTTATCCTCAGTTAGAAAAGATGAAAGAAGAACTCGCTTCTCTGAAAAGAGAGCGTGAAGAAGTGGCAGCCCGTGAAGCAGAGCGTCAATCACGCATTGCTGATGAGGAAGCCCGTGCAGCACAGTTGAAGAAGGAACAGGAAGAAAACGAACTGTCCTTCAAAGACCTTCTCAAAAAGAAGGAGCAAGAATTTCAATCTCAGTTAGAGAATGAGCGTCTTGAAAGAGAACGTGCTATCGCACTCCTTGAACAGGAACGCAAGTTCCAAGAGTTGATGAACTATCGTCAATCTCGATTAGAGCAGGAAAGAGATAACATCATTCCTGAACTTATTGATTTAATTGAAGGTGGTTCACAAGATGAAATAGAGCAGAGCATCTCAACTCTGAAAGACAAATCTGCTCGAATTTTAGACTCCGCTCAACAGGCTATGCAGTCTGCTAGAGCACAAATGGCAGGACCACGCGTTACAGCGCCTGCCGCAGGACCCCTCGATAATGACTCGTCACAACAATCGTTTACTCCTGATTCAATCAGGGATATGTCATTGGCAGACTATGCGAAACAAAGAGCCAAATTACTTGGCAATGCAGCATCAAATCGTGGTCAGGGACTGTTCGGTTAATCCACACAACTATCTAGAAAGGACTTGACCTAAATGGCAAGTGCAATTACAGGTACTGGTCAACTAGCCAGCGCCCCTACCGCTTATTCAGGCTCCAATACAAGCCTTAATCAAGCAATTCAAACAATCTGGTCGAAGGAAATCCTCTTCCAGGCAATGCCAATTCTTCGTTTTGAACAGTTTGCAGTTAAGAAGACTGAACTAGGAGTTGCTCCTGGTCTTCGTGTGAACTTCCTTCGTTACAAGAACTTTGCAGTAGACCCATCTCCTCTAACAGAAGGTGTTCGTATGACAACGAACGCTCTTACTGCAGAGCAGATTGCTATTACTGTTGCAGAACACGGCTACGCAGTAGCAGTTTCTGAACTTCTTCTAAATGCATCCTTCGATGACGTGATGGCTTCTGCTTCACGTCTTCTTGGTCGCCACATGGCACAGTACCTAGATGTACAGGCACGTAACACACTTTCTGCAGCAACTTCTGCAGTATTTGGTTATGACCGTTCTGCACTTCAGGGTGTTAATGACTGGTACAACGAAGGAAGCGCTGCAACACAGTTCTCAGACCTCGATGGTAACTACAAGTTATCTACAGGTGCTGTCAAGGATGCTGCTCTTACCCTTGCTGGTAAGAACATCCCACGCCTTGGTGAGACATACGTACAGTTCGTACATCCAAAGCAGTCACGTGATATCCGTTCGAACCCAGAGTTCATCGAGGTAACAAAGTACGCTGCTCCAGGAAACTTCATGCTCGGTGAAATCGGACGTCTCTATGACGTAGTATTCATCGAAACAACACAGGTTAAGAAGTTGGCTGTTAACGCTTCTTATACAACTTCAACAAGCGTAGGAGTTCCTGCGTCTCAGATTGAAGTACCTGTTAAGGCTAACACTCGCCCAGGTTCAGGCGGTAACCCAGAGTCTGCAGATTTCACTGCTGAAAAGGGTTATTTGACTTCTGCAACTGGAAACGGTGCTGAGGTTTACGAGTCCATCATGATTGGTGACAATGCATTTGGTCACGCAATCTCCCTCCCAGTTGAACTCCGCGATGGTGGCGTTCTCGACTTCGGTCGTGAGCACGCTCTTGCTTGGTATGCAATTTGGGGTCTTGGTGTTATCACAGACCAGGCTATCGTCAAGGTCTACACCAACTAGTTTCACCTTATGTCTGGGAGCCATACTCCTTCTTTGGCTCCCAGGCATAAACAATCACACAACTTAGGAGAATAAACACCGTGGCAAATAAAGCAACAAGTCCATTGGATGCAACAGGAGTTGCAGCCGAAAGAGCAGCAAAAAAGAACGCTACTGAAGTAAAAAAGCGTCAAGAAGAAATTTCTATCGCTAATCAGTTAGAGGCAGAGTCTCTTGAAAGAGACATCTTCGACCCAAAGAAACCAGATGCTCCACTCGTCTTGGACGAAATTGAAAGTGTTGGAGTCTCAGTGTCGAATGAGTACGTAGTCATTCGAACAATTACCGACATTGATGACATGACATTTGGAGTCGTTAACGGGACCCCTCAAAGTTACTCATTCAAATCAGGAGTTAAGTACCGTGTCCCACGACACCTCTCTGATTATCTAGAGCAACTTGGGTACATTTGGCGGCCTAACTAAGCCGTCGCTAGTAGTCCTCCCTCAACTGGTTCCCGCCCTCCTCCCAGTTGAGGGTTGGACCTTTTTTGTGCTGTTTATTTGTAAGTTACAAGAGAGAATAACAACACTTGAGTTCTCGGAGGTTTTGTGGCGACGTTATCTAGCCTAGGAAGCAGGCTTCGCACTGAAATAGGCGATATCGGCAAATCTTTTGTGTATCAATTTACAGCCGATGGAACCACCAATCGATTCTTAGTTCCATACTCACCTCTTGATGGATTAAACCTGTCAATATTACAAGATGGCGTCAACGTATCTGACGATGTTGCAGTTGAAGAAGCCACAGGATATATAGTCTTTGACACAACACCATCAGCAGATGACGTAATAATTGTTGCTGGTAATTATTATAGATATTTTACCGACACAGAAACTGAACAATTTGTTAGCACTGCATTTACTGAACACAGTGCGTATCACACGGACGCGTACGGGCGAAGCGTTTCTCTACAAAATCTTCCTGTTCTTGAAGAGTACCCAGTAGTTATTTATGCAGCAACACTGGCTCTCTATGCGTTAGCCAATGATGCTGCATTTGATATTAACGTGTTTGCTCCAGATGGCGTAACTATTCCTCGTTCTGAACGATATCAGCAGTTGATGCAAATGGTTCAGGCTCGTCAAAGCCAGTACAAAGAACTTTGTTCACAACTTGGTATTGGTCTTTACAAGATTGATGTATTTAGTTTGCGCCGAATTTCAAAAACTACAAATCGTTATGTACCAATCTTTCAACCTATGGAAGTCGATGATAGAGAGACTCCAACACGGGTTTACGTACCTATCCCAACTTACGGTGGAGTTGATGCTCCTGTTACAACTATTGTTCAAGACCTGTTTGTGTATGAAGGCGATGACTATACCTTCAATGTAGTTTTTGATTTTGAACTTGATACATACACGGCAACCTCCGAAATACGTGCGCTTCCTGGAAGTTCTGCCTTAATAACTTCTTTCAATATTACAAAACCTGATGTTGGTTCAGGTGATGGAGCAGGGCTTCGTACTTTACAGTTGGACCTTACTGAAGTCCAAACCCGTCTCCTTCCAAAAACGTCGTACTACGACATTCAAATGGTGGATTCAAACGGCGTTACAAAAACGTATGTTACGGGTAAAATCTTCTTGACTAAAGAGGTGACTACTGAATGAGCCAATACGTAAGACCAGGGGCTAACTCAACGACGTATGTAAACGACGTCATTAGTATTACAACGCCTTCAGGAACTGCCTCTTATGGAACTTCTGGGTCAGTAACAGAGGTAGTAGTTCCAGACCTTGCATATGCTCATAATCAGGCCACTTCCAGTTCTACCTGGACAATTGTTCATAATTTAGATTTTTATCCTAACGTTACGGTTGTAGACTCTGCTGGTACAATCGTTGAGGGCGAAATCGCCTACACAAATCGAAATCAAATCGTGCTCACATTCTCAGCAGCATTTAGCGGTAAAGCCTATTTATCATAAGGAGACATTGAGTGGCACGTAAATATTTAACCCCAATTGATTTAACTAAGTTAGAACTTCAGAATGCCCGCATTCAGAACCTAGCAACAGCCCCAGGAAGCCCAGTAGTAGGTCAAATCTATTTTGACACTGTACTTGGTTATCTTCGTGTTTGGAATGGCAGTGCATGGGTTAATACAAGCCAAGGTGCTCAAGGTACGCAAGGCACTCAAGGTACAACTGGTGCTCAAGGTACACAAGGAACACAGGGAACCGCAGGTGCGCAAGGTCTTGACGGTGCTAATGGTTCGCAAGGTACACAAGGAACACAAGGTACACAAGGTACTGTTGGTGCGCAAGGAACTCAAGGAACACAGGGCACCGAAGGTGCGCAAGGCGCAGAAGGTGCACAAGGTACAACTGGTGAGACTGGTGCTCAAGGTACGCAAGGAACACAAGGTGTTGAGGGACAACAGGGTGTACAGGGAACTCAAGGCACGCAAGGCGTTCAAGGTACTGAAGGACAGCAAGGAGTTCAAGGAACTGTTGGTTCTCAAGGCACACAAGGAACTGTTGGTTCTCAAGGCACACAAGGAACTGTTGGTTCTCAAGGCACCACAGGAGCGCAAGGTGCGGAAGGTGCACAAGGAACGGCTGGTGCGCAAGGTACAGAAGGCGCCCAAGGAACACAGGGAACACAAGGTACTCAAGGTGTTCAAGGTAAAGAAGGTTCCTTTGGTGGTATTTCATTTGAGTATAACTATGACAACTCAACCACTATGGCAGACCCAGGCGATACATACATTCGCCTTAATGCTTCTCCTTCTTCAGCAACAGCACTTGCAATTGATGACGTAAACGCTGCTTCAGTAGACATTCATCCATATCTACAAACAATTGATGACTCTACTTCAACAATTAAGGGTCACGTAAAGATTTCTCTAAAGTCAGATAGCAACACGTTTGCTCTCTACACAATTAGCAACCTAACAGATAATGCAACATGGTTTCAAATAACAATTGCATATGTATCTGGTAATGGTTCATTCACAGATGAAGATGATGTAATTTTAACTTTTGCTCGTACTGGTGATGTTGGTGCACAGGGTGCTCAAGGTACAACGGGTGCTCAAGGCGTACAGGGCACTACAGGTGCTCAGGGAGCAGAAGGTGCTCAAGGTACAGAGGGCGCTCAAGGTACAGAAGGTGCACAGGGAGTTCAAGGTACTGAAGGACAACAGGGTACTCAAGGAACTTTAGGTGCTCAGGGTACTCAAGGTACCGAAGGAGCCCAAGGCGTCGAAGGACAACAGGGCGTTCAGGGCGTTCAGGGAACTCAGGGCGTTCAAGGTACTCAAGGTGCAGACGGTATTCAAGGTCTAGACGGTGCTAACGGTACCCAAGGTACAGTCGGTGCACAGGGTACAGTCGGTTCACAAGGAACAACTGGAGCCCAAGGTACTCAAGGTACAGCAGCACTTTGGAACTTTACTGGTGCTTATAACATCGGATTACCATATGCAGTTGGCGATGTAGCAACTTACCAAGGACAGACTTGGTACCGCAAAAATGCTAATGGCGGTAACGTTGGAGATACTCCTTCAGAAGGAACCTTCTGGACATTGCTTTCTGCGCAAGGCGTTCAAGGCACTGTAGGTTCACAGGGCACTGCGGGAACTCAGGGTACTCAAGGTACACAGGGTGCTACTGGTACAACTGACCCAATCACTGCTGGCTATGCATTAACTAAGGTCGGAGACCAGGTCTCATTTGATGCCTTCGTCGCAAGTACTGGAGCAGGATTCGAAGGCGCTCAGTACACAACAACACTAAAGGCAATTGCTCCAACTGACAACAACGTAATTAACTTGCCAGATGCAGCAGGTACTATCGCTCTTACCAGCGATATCACAGCGACAATTGCTGATACTGATGATGTTCCAGAAGGTACTACAAACCTCTACTACACTGATGAGCGTGTAGATGACCGTGTTAACGACCTTATCGTTGATGGTACTGGTATTCAAACCACCTACAACGATGGCGCTCAAACACTAACTATCGCTGTTGACACGACAGTCATCGCAACTCGTGCATACGTAGACTCAACAGCACAAGGTCTTGATGTCAAGGCTTCTGTTAAAGTTGCAACGACAGCAGCATTAGCAACCTACGCCTTCTCTAACACAGGTGGCGGAACTCTTACGGCAAGTGCTAATGGCGCCCTAACAATTGATGGTGTAAATCTTGCGCAAGGTAACCGTGTTCTTGTAAAGAATGAAGCAGGTGCTAACGAGAAGTACAACGGTGTCTACTCCGTAGCAACTGCTGGTGATGGAAGCACTCCATGGGAGTTGATGCGTGCAGACGATGCAAATGCTTCTGCAGATGTCACAGCAGGCCTCTTCACATTCGTTGAGCAAGGCACAACAAATGCTGATACTGGCTGGGTATTAACAACTAATGACAGCATCACCCTTAACACTACAGCGCTAACCTTCACACAGTTCTCTGGTGCAGGAACATACATCGCTGGTGGCGGTCTAACTCTTACTGGTAACACATTTGCAGTGGGCGCTGGAACAGGTATCACCGTAAACGCTGATGATGTTGCAGTAGACACAACCACAGTTGCTAGAAAGTACACAACCACAGTTGGTGACAACAGCGCAACATCCTTTACAATCACACACAACTTCAATACACGTGGAGTCGTTGTTTCGGTTTACAACGCAGCCTCCGCTTATGAAGAGGTAGTTGTAGATGTTGAAAAGACAACCGTCAACACCGTTACTGTGAAGTTTGCTGAAGCCCCAGCAACTAATGCTTACGTCGTGGCGGTCATTGGCTAACGATGAGCAGCAGAGCACTAGTACCACTGAACGTACTGGCTACCGTTACGGAGCCAGTAGGTCAGCATGCTGGTGACCTCTACTTTAATCCAGACAATCACAACCTCTATGTATTTGATGGAGTATTCTGGGTCGAGATATCGACAGTACCTACTTTCGACATCATAGAGGGTGGCGACGAAGCAAGCGGAAGCGACACCTATCTGTCAACAGCAGAAGGTGGAGACGAAGCAGGTGGCAGTGATTCTTATACCAGTTCCTATGATGGTGGAGGAGTAATCTAATGGCAGTAACAATCAAATTACGTCGTGGAACAGCAACGAACTGGTCAACGAATAATCCAACTTTAGCCGCTGGTGAAGTCGGCATTGAAACCGATACTGGAAAATTAAAGATTGGTAATGGCTCTACCTCTTGGAACTCTCTTCCATATGGCGGATTACAAGGTACTCAAGGAACTCAAGGTGTTCAGGGCGTTCAAGGTACACAGGGAGTCCAAGGAGTAGGGGGTGCTCAAGGAACCACTGGAGATACTGGAGCCCAAGGTACTCAGGGAACACAAGGTACTCAAGGAACTCAAGGTACTCAGGGAACTCAGGGAACAGTTGGAGCCCAAGGTACTCAGGGAACACAAGGCGCTGAAGGTTCACAGGGTGCTGAAGGACAACAAGGTACTCAAGGAACGCAGGGTACGCAAGGCGTACAGGGAACTATTGGTTCTCAAGGTGTACAGGGTGTTCAGGGTACACAGGGTGTGCAAGGAAGCGAAGGACAACAAGGAACTCAAGGAACGACAGGCTCTCAGGGAGTTCAAGGTACCCAAGGCACTCAAGGAACCCAAGGAACCCAAGGAACTCAAGGTTCAATAGGAGCCCAAGGTGTTCAAGGTCTTGCTGGTCAAAGCGGTTCGTCATCTAGCATTTTTGAGTTTAAAGCAGACGCAAATAGCCAAGCAGACTCTGCTCCATCCAATGGACATCTTCGTTGGAACAACGCCACTCAAAAGAATGCTTCTTTTATATATATAAGCCATCTCGACACTCTTGGTAATGACAATGATGTGATTTTTTCACTCATTAAACAAGGCGATGTAATCACTGTTCAGAAAAAAGACAATTCAGATGATTATCAAACATTTAATGTTAGTGGCGCTATAACAGTTATTTCGAACAGTTACATAAAGATTCCAGTATCAAATACTGGTTCTGGTGGTGTTGGAGCGACTAATTTTTCTCAAAATGACACTCTGTTATTCGTTATTACAAGCGTCGGTGTTCAAGGTCCAACTGGTGCGCAAGGCGTTCAAGGAACCGTCGGTGCACAAGGAACAGTTGGTTCACAGGGTGTACAAGGAACGCAGGGAACACAGGGTGTACAAGGAACCATCGGTGCTCAAGGAGCCCAAGGAACGACAGGCTCTCAGGGAGTTCAAGGTGTTCAAGGCACAGTTGGTACTGGTACACAGGGAACTCAAGGTGTGCAAGGAACTGCAGGTACCACAGGTACTCAAGGAACAGCAGGAACTGCAGCAGCAGGCGGTTCTATCCCAGATATCCTGATGCTAGGTGGTATGTAGTAGTTCTGTACTGCCCCAGTGAATTTGGCTTTTACGGGCTGCATCTAAATTAAACTTTACTGGTCTATACGCATTTGGCTTTAGAGTGTAAGTTGCAAATCTCATTTGGTCTGGTTCTTGTTTCATTCTAAAATTAAATACATACCAATCTACTGGCGCTGTTATGCCACGTGTGGCTACATCATTCAGAGCCTTTTCTGCCCCACGTCTACTCACTGCATACGCAGCACATGACCACTGTTGATATGACCTACAAATGTGCTGTTCATAAATATCGTGCTGTTCTTCGTTATAGGCAAACAGCGAGTCATCAGGAACAAAGATAGAGAAGAAGTCCCAGGTAGGCATCAACTCCTGCATATAAAAGTTTGTAATCATTTGAAAGTTTGCACTTAGTTCAACATCATCTTCAAAAATGAGTAGCACATCCTTATCAGTTTGCAAGAAGTTTTTATATGCCAACCAGTTACTTGCCCAGACTCCAACTACTCCTGATGATGGAGGGAAGGTCTCTCCTGGCTGTGCATAGTCTTCTACAGTGTTTACTTTAAAGTCAGGATTATCGTTGATGAAGTCCTCAGCCTTATCTATAGTGTTTAAGTATTGAGTTGGAGAACCAAGCCTTGGAAGAAAATCAAGCCTCTTTAAAATTTTTTCATAGGCTCTATTACGTATTTCATTTCCAGTATCAGTATGAAAGACCTCAAAGCAGGCATTGTTTAACATTTCTGTATCCAGACTTGATAGCCAGACTCAATAAGGCTGTATTGCCCCTTGCAGACCTCTAGAACGGCATCTACGCCTCTCTTTGGCTCTAGGAATGGATTGCCGTTGTAATTCCATAGGTAATCATCAAAGGCCATTACACCGCCCTTCTCTAGCCATTTAAAGGCATTGAGGCCATCTAGAGCGGTCTGTAGCGCTGTATGGTCTCCATCTATATAAATGAAGTTAAATGTCATGGCATTGATTGTAAAAAACTCATCACTTGTCATCTTGCACTTGACTACTCGGTCATCGTTAAATCGAGAGTCGTAGTACTGCTCAACAGTTTGAAAGTCAAGATTCTCGTGGGCCTTTTCTTCACTACCCTGCCAGGTGTCAACATCGTGGAGCCGTTCTATT